CACTAGTATTACATTTAGTGGTTCAGATGTTATTACTGTAGCAACAGGTGGTACTACATCTTTTACCGTAGATGCAAGTCAAAACATTTTAATGAGTGCAGCAAAAAAAGTTCAGTTCCGTGACAGTGCTATTTCTATTCACTCAAGTGCAGATGGTCAAATGGACATTGCTGCTGACTCAGAAGTACAAATAGATACAGCTACATTAGATATAAATGCATCAAATGGTACAGTTATGACTGGAGGAATGGCACTTACTGGTAATGCTGTATTTGGTTCAGATGTAGACATAGCAGGAGATCTTAATGTTGATGGAACTGTTGATATTGATGCATCTACTATAGATATAGATAGTACATCTACATTAAGCATTGATAATTCAAACACAACAAATGGCATTACTATTGGTACAGCAACCTCTGGTGTACCTATTTCTATTGGTCACAGTACATCTGAAACTACAGTAAATGATAACTTAACTGTTACAGGAGACTTGACTGTTAATGGTACAACTACAACTGTAAACAGTACTACTGTTACTATAGATGATCCTATCTTTACTTTAGGTGGAGACTCTGCTCCGGGATCTGATGATAATAAAGATAGAGGTATTGAGTTTAGATACCACGATGGTTCCTCAGCGAGAGTAGGCTTCTTTGGTTATGATGACAGTGCATCTGCATTTACATTCTTAACTGCTGCTACAAATAGTTCTGAAGTCTTTAGTGGTACAGCAGGTAATGTAACAGCAGGTGTAGGTACGTTTAGTTCACTAGACATCTCAGGTGACATAGATGTAAATGGTACAACCAACCTTGATGTCGTGGACATAGATGGTGCTGTGGATTTTGCATCTACTACAGCTCACGCTGGTAACGCTACATTTGCTGATAATGCAAAGGCTATCTTTGGTGCTGGCTCTGACTTACAGATTTATCACGATGGTAGTCACTCTTATATTTCTGATCAAGGAACTGGAGATTTAAGAGTATTGGCAGGAACTAGTTTTGTTGTAAAAAAAGCAGATGCTTCAGAAAATATGATAACTGCTAACGCTGATGGAGCTGTTGGTTTATCTTATGATGGCTCTGCTAAATTAGCCACAGCTTCTGGCGGTATTTCAATAACTGGCAATGCTTCATTTGCAGATGACGGTAAAGCTTTATTTGGTGCTGGTGATGATTTACAAATTTATCACGATGGTAGTAATTCAAAAATTATTAGTCAAACAGGTTCTTTAACTATTAACGCTAAAACATCTGAAGCCGCTATTAATATTGCTGCTGACGGAGCCGTAACTTTATATCACGATAACGCAGCCAAACTAGCAACAGCTTCTGGTGGTGTTACAGTTACAGGCACAGTGACTAGTGATGGTTTATCTTTAGGTGATTTCACAGATGCTTTAACTATTGGCGACAGTAACGATTTAAGTCTTTACCATGCAAGCGGAAGTGCAACTATAAAAAATGATACTGGTGATTTAACAGTACGCTCAGATAGTTTTCGTGTAAAAAATAATGCAAATAACGAAGAAATGTTTAGTGCGTATGCTGATGGTGCAGTAACGCTATTTCACAACAACGAATCCAAACTTAACACACAGGCCACAGGAATTAATGTAACAGGCACAGTAACATCTGATGGATTAACGGTAGACGGGGCGGCTACGTTTGATTCTGATACTGTTACTATTCAGTCAACAAACACAACTGATCCTGTACTAATCATTAAACAAAAAACATCTGATGGAACTTCTTCACGTTTACACTTTGTTAAAGATGGCGGTAGAAATGGAGCAAATGGTGATGACCTTGCTGAAATAGATTTTATTGGTGACGATGCAGGGCAAAACCAAACTACCTTTGGTAGAATTGAAGCTCTTATAGCCTCTGCTGCTGACGGGTCTGAAGGTGGAAAAATACGGATGCGAGTTGCAACCCATGACGGGGAAATGCAAACGGGTTTTGAAATAATAGACGGCAGTGCTGAAGATGAAATAGATGTAAATATTGCAAACGGAACTTCTTCTTTAACTTCTGTGGCTGGTAACCTAGACGTTGCTGGCAACGCAGTCATTGATGGCACTCTAACAAGTTCTGGTGGACTAGTTCACCAAGGAGATACAAATACCTCACTAGATTTTGGTACTGACCAACAGACATTTTATGTAGGAGGAGTCAGAGCTTTAGATCTTAGTACTAGTGCTGCGGTGTTTAACGAAGGTTCTGCTGATGTAGACTTCAGAGTTGAATCAAATGACAACACCCATATGTTGTTTGTTGACGCTGCTAATGGTAAAATTGGTATAAATCAAACAGAACCATCAAGACAGCTTCATATTACAGACACTATTGCAAACGGTGGTGCTAGTTTAGGATTAACATCGTCTGATAGTTCAACAACTGGGTCAATGGGAATACTTCATTTTGGAAACTCTACTGACAGTTCACTAGCAAGTATTAATGGACTTGCAGATGGTTCAACGTCTGCTGGGGCATTGTTGTTTAAAACAGAAGCCGCTGGTGCCGCTATTGAGGAACGTATGCGTATTAACTCAGTAGGCAGCGTTGGAATCGGAGTAGCTGACGGTGACGTTACAAATGACGGCACTGCCGCAAGAACCTATGTAGGAATAATAGGAACAGCGAACAGAGGTAGATTAAACATTGGTTCTACTGCATCTAATGGAGCAGATGCAGGTATGCTAGCCTTTACTAACGGTTCTAATGTTCTTGGTTCTATAGTAGTGGATACTAACTCTGGTGTTCAAAATGCTGGGATTATGTACCTTAGTAGCACTGGTGTATTAGATATTCAAGCTGCTGGTGGTGTAGTTATTAACGAAGATAGTGTAGATGCTGACTTCCGTGTTGAGTCTAACGGTAACGCTAATATGCTAGTTGTGGATGGTGGTGATGATAGTGTTCGTGTTGGCGGTGCTTCTGGAGAGTCTGGTGATACTTTTTCAGTTGTAGAATCTGGGGCAAATGTTGTAAACTCAAGATTTCGAAATGGTAACGATGATGCAAATGGTGTAAGAGTAGTATTTGAAAAAGCTAGTGCTAATCCAGCAAATAATGACGAAATAGCACAACTAGATTTTCTGGGTAGGGATAGTGCTGGTAACGCTGAGCTATATGCTGGCATACAATGCTTTATTGATGATGTAACTTCTAGCACAGAAGATGGTATTTTAAGATTTGGCACCATAACTAATTCAACATATAGAAATCGTTTAGATATACTTCCCACTGAAACAGTGTTTAATCAAGATGGAGTATCAATAAATTTCCGTGTTGAAACAGACAATTCTTCAAATACATTTTTTGTTGATGGTGGCAATGATCGTGTTTATGTAGGAGACAATACAGGAACAGATTTATTTTATATTACTGGTAAAGCTGAATCTACAGCAATGGGCATTAAAATAGGAACTAATGGTTATAATGCAATAGAATTTGATAATGCCACAGGGTCACTTGTTGGTCGTATTACTACAAGCTCTGGCTCAACTGCTTATGTTACATCTTCGGATTACAGGCTTAAAGAAAACGTGGCAGACATGACAGGTGCTACAGCTAGACTAAAACAACTAAAACCAAAGAGATTTAATTGGATAAGTGACGACACTAACACACCTCTTGATGGATTCTTAGCACACGAAGTTAGTAGTGTAGTACCAGAAGCGGTTGCTGGTGAGAAGGACGCAGTACATCCTGACGGACATCACGAAGCTGGACAAATAGACCCACAAGGTATTGATCACTCTAAACTTGTACCTTTACTTGTAAAAACCATACAAGAATTAGAAGCTAGAATAACAACATTAGAAGGATAAATAAATGGCACAAACAACAACTTGGAGCGTTAGTAATATGGAACGTAATACCTCAACAGGAGGTGTTGAATTAGTATATTGGAGTTGCATCGTCAGTGACAATGATGAACCTGATTGTGTAGCATCAGATGGCGGTAAACTTAAATGCAATCCCGACCCATCTTCTAGCGATTTTATAGCTTACGCATCACTAAAAGAATCTGATGTTCTTGGATGGGTGCATAGTAGTTTAATTGAGAAAAAAGAAGACGGTTCAAATGAAACTGCTGCTGAAGCTAAAGCTCGTGTTGAGAAAGTACGTCAAGACAAGGTAACCGCAAAAGTAGCTGATAAAGCAGCTAGTTCAACAGGAATGCCTTGGTAAATGTCAGATCTTAAAATTTCTGCAGAAGAGCTAGAAGCTATGCTAGACAGATCAGCTAAACGTGCTTTAGAGAGCATAGGTTTAACGGATGAGAATGCAGCTAAAGATATACAAGAGATGAGATCTTTACTGGATGCGTGGAGAGATACACGTAAGTCTATATGGAATACAACAGTAAGAATACTTACGGTTGCTACACTTACCTTTATAGCTGGTGCAGTCTGGATGACATTTAATGGGGAATAGCTTGTGAGAAAAGTATTAGTATATGGCGGTTGGGCAATATTTATAATTGTTGTATGGCTAATGGCTAAAGAGGTTATGGCTGAAGGTTGTGATAGCACTACTAATTCTAATTGTATAGAGACAAACAGTAACACAAACTCTACAGTTAACTCTAACTTAAATTCTGAGACTACAGTTAAATCACCACCACCTTCAGCTATGTCACCTACCATTAATAACTCTAACTCAGACTTATGTACAGTAGGTGTATCAGGTGCAGTACAGACACAGATACTAGGTTTTTCAGCAGGTGCTACAACTAGAGATATGAACTGTGAAAGACTGAAGAATGCTAAAGTTTTGTATGACATGGGTATGAAGGTTGCTGCTGTATCAGTACTCTGTCAAGACAAAAGAGTGTTTGAATCTATGATGAATGCTGGTACGCCTTGCCCATACGATGGACTTGTAGGTACACCAGCTAAAGAAGCATGGAAGAATAACCCACATCTAATACCTGGTGCTAAGACAGGTAAGAAGGAGGAATGGGATGAAGATACTAAGAGTACAGCTACAGGTGCTGGTGCTGTTGGTGGGCTTTTGTTGGCCCTCTTACTTATCCTCTGACTTAATATACGGTAGAACAGACAATGTAGCTAAAACTAAATACAAATGGGATATGACAAAGGTTCTTCCACCTGAAGCAGGATTACAAGTACAGGGTGTCTTTCATAAGTATACAATTACTAAAGAATCTAACTCTGATGCTATAGTATCTATTACAAATAAAAACTTAAAGGGTTCAGGTAATATATACGAGAGACACGATAACTGGAATCAATTACCTAGTAACACTAAAATAGGATTTGACTTAGTTACACCTTCATTAGGAACATCATGGGGTGAAGGTAACATAGGCGTAACAGGAAAAGCTACACTTAGTGATGTAATCGTAGCATACAACTACAAGTTTGATCCTTGCTTTATACCACTAGCTGACCCTAGCTGCCCAGATTTTAAAGATGCTTTATATAAATACCTGTTAGATAATGGATTACTAGACAATGAACCAGATATAACTGATCCTTATTACGATGAGTGGGTACAATACCAAATGGATCGTAAGACAGAGGAACAGGAAGAAGAAGAGAAAAAAGAACAAGAGGCTAAAGAAGAAGAGCAGGAAGAGTTAAAGCTAGAGAAAGCACTATCTGTAGCTGGTGCAGCAGAACAAATAGCTAACCCAATGCAACAACTCGCCATGATGCAACAGTTAGCTTCTACAGGTACACTGGATAGTTACTACAGTGCAACTATAGAGGGTGGTAGCTACGAAGATACAATAGAATTAAAAGACGCAGAGATAAAAGATAACACTAGAGCATTAAGAAACCTAGCACAAGATAATTTACACAGAACATTAGTTCGTTCACAATATGATAAATAAAATGGAGATATCATGATAAAAAGATTAGCAACAGCAATACTGTTAATGTCAGCGTCTTCTGCATTAGCGGTGGACTCACCAATACAAGGGCAAGTACAAAGCAAATGTTCTGTATGGACTGAAACAGCAGGTGTCTACGGACACCCATTACCATATAAGCTAACTACAACACCAGCAGATGGTGGCGTAAAGGCTTCTATTAGAATAGATGTAGCACAGGCAGACTACTACAAAGCTAAGTTTACACATCCTAACAGCTTCTCATCAAGCCCAACACTTAATGACTCAGTTGCATGGACAGGCAGCACTAAAGTAGGACAGGTATCTGTATCAGGTATGTCAGCATATGAAGCTGCAAAGGTTACATACAACAACGTAACTGAGTTTAACTTGACACTTGCAGGTAGCACATGGTTTACTGTAGAGTCAACTGCACAGTATGGTAGTACTAAGTCTCTACCAGCAGGTAACTATACAGCATTAATTAAAGCAGAATGTATAGCAAAATAATACTAGCATTAGGTTTTATTTTTTGTACAACCCTACACGCACACGAAATGACACCTACCTATCCCAAGCTAGTACCATCTTATGTAGACGATGTATACGTAGCAAAGATGAAATTATTTAATAGAAGAGATGACGTAGAGTATTATGAGATAGGTGTCTTTACGAAAGACTGGAAAGCATTACCATTTGCTTCTAGTTCAAGAATACTAAAAGTATCCTTCAGTAGAAGAAAACTATTTGAGGTATACATAAGATCAGTAGACTTACCAAGGGCTATGTATATATGTACAGAGTCAAAGGTGTACAAGAGTACAGAGCAAGTTACATTAGTATCTTCAAGAATATGTTCTAAGATAGAGCAAGACGAATGAGAATACTATTAATTATATGTTTACTTGTATGTAGCTATATACCTAGTTGGGCAGACTCTACATCTAACTCGTTAAGTTTATCACTACCTAACTCTAGTATGAGTTATCAGGCTGATAAGTTTAGAGCTGGTGAACTAGACTGCAGTAACGCCATAGGCTCTGCGACACAGTGGGAGTTTGGAGTTACAGGTATAATACAGGGTGGTACTATATCTACTGACAGTAAAAAAACTGGTGACATAGGTGTATACAGTAGAATAATAATACCACTAGGTAAAAGGGTTAAGTCAAGAATAGATTGTAACAGATTATATGAGTTAGAGTTACAGAAAAAAGAACTAGAAGTAATGAAGCTACAACAAGAACTTAAAAAGTTAAGAAGTTTAGCATTTGAAAACTAAGGTATAACATGGCAGAAGTAGAGATAGCAGGTGCAAAAATAAAGGGTGGCAAGCTTATGTTACTTGTACCAATTGTTTCGGCACTAGGTGGTGGTCTATGGGGTGGCTTTGAGTTCTATAAAGACTACATGGATATGAAAGAGATTATCCAAGAGATAGATGTAGACACAATAACAGCTCAAAATACTTTGACACAGACTAAATTAGATGAAGCTATAGACTATACTCGTGATATTAAAAACAATCTACGTGAAGACATAATGACTGTAGAAACTCATGTAGATAAGATACGTAATGAAGTTCAGAATGCTATTGATGAGATGAACCAGTTACAAAAAGATACACTAGCATCTATGCGAGAAGTAGAAGCATTAAATCGTGAAACAGAAAAAGATGTAAGAGATACTATGCGTGAAACAGAAAGTCGTATAGAAGAAGCTATGACTAAACTAGAAGAGCGTCTAAGTATGAGATTACAAGAAGCTTTAGACAATCCATTAGTTGGTAATTAATTGACATTTAACATTATTTATGTTATAACTAAACAACACAAAAAAAGAACTGACTATACAAATGGTAAGAAGTAAACACGTTAAAAATTATTCTCATGGAGGTTTTGTAAGTTATAGTGATTGGGTAAGTCGTAATACACCAGCTAATATGGGAGATATGCAAGCAGATAACTGGCTTGCAGGAGGAGCTAGACAGGCATACAATAAAGCAAAAAGAGAGTATGATAATACCCAGCATTCAACAAATAATAATACTTCTAATAATAACACTCAAACTAACACAAATACTACAGATACAGGTACAACAACAGCAGATACTACAAATATAGGTACAGGTACAACAACAGCAGATACTACAAATATAGGTACAGGTACAACAACAGTAACAGATACAGGTACTGCAGACACAGGTACTACAAATGAAGGTTACAATTTTGGCAACGGTTTTATGTCTCCAGATGAAATTGGAACTCCTGGTGATTTTGGCCAAGATGGGGTACAAACTACTAATACACAAGGTACTCCTATATCTAGAAGTGAATGGCTAAATGCAAACAGACCTGCAGGTGGTGCGGCAGCCGATAACTGGGATGCAGGTGCTGGTGTAGCAGCCTATAACAGATATCTAAATAATTTTAATTCAACAAATAATACAAATAACCAGATAGAGAAAGAGTTAGAAATGAGTGAAGGACCAGGGGGAATTACTGAAGAAGAAAAACAACAGTATTTAGGAAATACTGGTAATACTAATACCAACACTAATACCAATACTAATACTAATAATACAACTACTACTACTGAAGAAACAGAAAAGTTTACTTCTAGTTACCGTGAGTTAGCTGGTCAAGAGTTTGCTACTGCAGCTGAAAGAGATGCAGCAGAAGCTCAAGTACGTGAACAGAGAAAAATAACTGAAAGATTTGAAGAAATAGCAGCAGATCAAAAAACAATGTCTGATGATGCTAGAAAATTACAGAAAGATACTTTAGCAGATCCTGCAGCACAAATAACACAACAAACTGTAAAAGAATCAGATCCTAATGCAACTGGTACTTCTATTGCTACAGGCACTGGTGAAGTAGGCACTATAGATAAAGTTAATGCATCAACAGCTGCTGAATCAGATGTAGTTAAAGCTCCAACAAAAGAACCTTTAAAAACTCTTCAAGAATTTGTAAATGATGAGTTAGCATTAAATCCTAATCAAACTTATGCAAATGCTAGAAGTAAATATAATACATATAAAACAACTTGGGAAAATACTCCTGACCCAGCAGAAGCAGAAACTTATGAAGCCACTTCAGTAGAAGATAAAGCTAGAGAAGAAGCAGACAGAGTAGAAGGTGCAGAGGGTGAATTATCAGATGGTTCTACTTTTGAAGGTGCTGAAGGTGAACTATCAGAAGATGCTAAGGCTGATGGTGTAGACTTTGACCCAAAAAGAATTAAAGAATATGTAGCTGGGGAAAGAACTGTAGACTCAAAAGAATTAGCAGAGGCACAGGGACTAGATGAAGAAGCAGTTAAAGCTAAGATTGCTCAGGCTGAAGTACCAGACAATATTGTTGCTGCTACTACTACAGTTAAACCAGAAGAGCTACCTGACGCTGCACAAATTAAAGAATCAGACATGGCACAAGCTGCTAATGTTACAGATGAAGGTGGCTTAGATGCACCAGCAGTTGCTGCTAAACTAGAAAAATTTACTGTAGATGCTGAGACTTTAGCACAGGCTGCACAAGGTGATGTAGACGCTCAGAGTACTGTACAAGGACAATTAAGTTCTTTGATGAAGGACTTTGATGATGGCACTCCAGCATGGGCTGCAGGAGCTATAAGAGCTGCTAACCAGGCAATGCTATCTCGTGGTATGGGTGGTAGTACTATGGCTGCTTCAGCTATACTACAAGCTGCAATGGAATCAGCATTACCTATAGCTACACAAGATGCACAAACTTTTGCAACTATGAATATGCAAAACTTAAATAATAGACAACAGGTTGCTTTATCTAATGCTGCTGCTCAACAGGGACTCGCATTACAAAATTTAAACAATGAGCAACAGGCTATGTTACAGAATAGTACTAACTCATTTTCTTTACAATCTCAAAACTTATCTAACGTACAGCAAACAACTTTAGCTAATGCACAAATTAAAGCTGCATTGCAGGGTCAGAATTTATCTAATCAACAGCAAGCTAATATAGTAGAAGCTGCTCGTTATGCTGAAGTATCTAATCTTAACCTTAATAATAAACAGCAAGGTATACTACAAGATAACGCTAATACTATGCAAATAGAAGTAGCTAATCTTAATGCTAAACAGCAAGCCTATGTCGTTAATGCTCAACTTGAAGCAGCACTGCAAGGTAAACAAATAGATAACAAGCAACAAGTAGCTATACAAAATGCTTCTCGTTTTGCTGATGCTAATAACCTAACCTTTACTGCACAGGAACAAGCTAAGATAAATAACTCTGAGCTTATGAAGACTATAGGTTTAGCAGAACTTAATTCAGAACAGGCAGCTACATTACAAAATGCTGCAGCTGTAGCATCAATGGATATGGCTAACCTATCTAATGAACAACAAGCTAAAGTAGCTAATGCTCAAGCTTTCTTATCTATGGACATGGCTAACTTAAGTAATGATCAACAAGCTACTATGTTTAAAGCTCAAGCTATGCAACAAGCATTACTATCTGATCAAGCATCAGAAAATGCAGCTAAACAATTTAATGCAAGTAGTGAGAATCAAACTAAACAGTTTATGGCTAACTTAAATACACAAGTCCAACAGTTTAATGTTGCTCAAAAAAATGCTACTAATCAGTTTAATGCTGGTGAACTTAATGCCGCTAAAAAATTTAATACAGAAATAGAAAATCAAAGAGATCAGTTTAATGCTAAGAACCAGTTAGTAATAGCACAGGCTAATGCTGAGTGGAGACAGGGTGTTGAGCTTACTAATACAGCAGCACAAAATGCAGCTAATGCAGCTGACGCACTAGCCTCAAACAGCATGACTCAGGCTACATTAGATCAAGTGTGGCAACGTGAAAGAGATATGTTAGACTATGCTTTTAAAGCTAGTGAGAGTGCAGAAAACAGAGCCTTACAAATTGTTCTTGCAGATAAAACTGCTGATCAATATGCTGATGCAAGAGCTGATAGTAATCAGACATTTATGTATGCAGCATTAGTAAAAACATTATTTGGAATATTTTAATTTAGGATTATAGAATGTCAAAACTTACTTATGAAAGAACTTACAAAGCAGCTGATAGAGCTTACAAAGCAGATGATACAGCTTACTTTAGATTAGGAAAATTAGATCCTATGTTTGGTATACCACAAGCAGAGAGTATTAATCCAAGGTTATTAGAAAATGAGTCTGCAAAAAAAGGTTTAAAAAGTCTTATGTCTAATACGTCAAAGAAAACTGCTAAGACTCAAGAAAGTATAGGTGAGTTAACTTTATTATTTAATCAAGTTAGAAAGCAGAATGAAGAATTAAAAAGTAATATAATATCCGGAGAATCTTAATGATTAATCAACCAATACCAGGACAATCTCTAACAGGAGAGCCTAAAGCTTATCCTTGGGAAAATCCACCTAAGTACACAAAGCCATTTGATGCAGCGATGTATCACTTAGAACAATTAAATGAACCTAAAAAAATTACATCTGCTTTAGATATGTTAGAGTTAGATATAGATCTGGTTACATTAGTAAGTGGTATACTTCGTATGGGTGTCTCAGAAGGTATACATACTGTTGATGTTAGTTTATTAATTGCACCAGTAATACATGAGTTTATTAAAGGCCATGCTGATAGAGCTGATATAGATTACAATGAAGGTTTTGCTGAAGAAGACATGGATCGTACAGATATAGAATATAGTATAAGACAAAAGAAATCAGAAAAACTTTTAAAGAAAATTAAAGAAGAAGACATACCTGAAGAAATGCCTGAAGGTATGAGTATAAATATGTCACAAGATATACCTGAGGAGATGCCTAAAGAAATGCCTGAGGAGATGCCTAAAGAAATGCCTGAGGAGATGACTGAAGTTATGCCTGAAGCACAACCTCAAGGACTTATGACTAGACAAGGGAGTGTTATGTAATGGGAGCTTGGGAAGGTATTTGGTTAGGTATGCAAGCAGTTGATGAGGCTAAGTACAGACAGGAAAAATTAGATCTTCAAAAAGACCAAGAAGAAAGATTAAGAAAAGCTGAAGAGGCTAACAGCCAATTAAAAAAAATTCAGACACTAATGAAAACGAATAAAGATATATTTTCTAGTGGTAGTAAACGTACTACTAATCTTTCAATTAAAGGAGATCTTGTAAAAGATCTAAAGAATTATTTTAACGATGATTTTTTAACTCCAATTCTTGCTACAAACAATCCTGAAATTCAAAGTAATTTATTAAAAGCTGTTAGAGAAACACATAATAAACTTGTTGAGTCAGGGGCATCAAGTAAAATAAATAAAGATAGAAATGGTGAATTATACGCAGGTATAAATATTTTACCTGGGGGTGATGAAAATTTAATGTTAGAAAATATTATAAATAGATCTTTACAGTTAGGTATAACTAAAGAAACTTGGGAACAATACCCTGAAATAATGTCAAAAATAAAAAGAGACATAAAAGCTGCATCGTTACCAACTGCAAATATACACACTGTATCTGTTATGCCATTTGCTTCAGGAGCAGAAATAAAAAATGCTAATGAGTTAATGATGTTAAGTCATAACGAAAGCATGGAGGTTATAAAACAAGAGGTTGACAATATCAATGTATCACGATCAAGTAATATACCAATAGGTTTTAAGCAGTGGATTGCTACATACAAGACTTATTTAAATGATGTAGAAAATAGTACTGCTGCTAAAAAACTTGCTTTTACAGGTGTAATTGAACCTGATACTATTTTTGCAGGTCAGGAAAATATTGCAGAAAATCCTTACATAGTTAATCTTGTAAATAAAGCTAATCAACTTAGGCAAGGAATGTCTATTGATTTAATAGGTGATAAAGAGCCAGGTGGGGGTGTTAATTATAATTTTTGGGGTAATCCAGCTCAAGAAGCAATATATAAACTTGAAGATGGTGAGTGGTATGCAGGAAAAAATAATCCTTATAAACAAATAAGAAATTACTTTAATGAAACTGGAATAAAATTAATACCTGAAGGTAGTATTGTTGAAGTAATGATGAGAAAAACTGTAACCCAAGGTGCTCCTGGTTCTCCTATGTATGAGTATGTTAGACAAAAAATAAGAATGGGGTATTAATAATAATGGATACTGCTCAAGAAATCTTAGAGATTGGCCCTATAAAAATAGATCCAAAAGAGGCAGCATCGTCTTGGATAAAAACTTTTAATCCTGCTGTTTCATTAAGTATGCAACCTGAAGAAGATAAAGAAGAAATCTTGGAGATTGGTCCTATAAAAACAGAGCCAGTAAATCCAGATCAACTGTCACCTTTTTTAAATACAGATCACCCACTTTCTGAGAGTGGATCTCATGTTATATCTCCTAACTATAAATCCTCTCATGAATTAGAAATGAATAAAGCTTGGAAAGAAAAAAATAAGACAGATGTTCCTTGGGCTATAGGTAACGTTAGAGAAATTATTAAGCATAGGTATAACAATGAGGGCTTAACAGAAAAGGATATTTTTGATCCAGTAAAAGGTGCGGATCTTAGGGAAGTAGTCTATCAATTTATGGAAAACAGATGGAGAGATGATTACGTAAAGTACTTACAAAGATCTAAAAACCTTGTTACACTTGCATCAGATCCTGGGTTTGATAGAGACTTTAGAAAAATGCCTTTTGAAAAAGTTTATGAGATGTATCAAAATCATCAAAGAAACTTTTCTGGTGGTAACACAGCTACAACTATAAATGAATTAACTTATATGTTAGCAGCAGATGATCCAACAAGAGCAGCATTAGGTGCTGGTTATATACTACATGATAGTATGCAAAGTATATTTTCTGGGGAAAGATCTGAAATTTTAGATGGGTTAATAGATTATGGCAGTGCTGCACTACTAGACCCAGCAATAATTTTTACAATAGGTTTAAGTAAAATTGCAGCACCAGGTATAAGTGCTGCTAGTCGTAAGCTAGCACTAAATAAACTTAAAAAAGCATACGCAAAAAATATTTCTATTAAAAAAAATATTCCTGTAAAAGAAGCATTAGGTATAGCAAACAAAAAAGCAGCTACTCTATTAGGTACTACAAGTTTACTTTTACCTGAGATAGCAGTTAATTCTGGTGTAAATGTTGCCTACCAAAACACTAATATTAGAGCAGGTTCTCAAGAAGAGTTTGATCCTAATCAACTATGGTTTGTAGCAATGTCTTCTCTTATTGTCCCTGGAATTTATTATGGAGGTAAAAAAATAAAAGGTCTAAGAGAGCTTAAAAAAAATCAAGACATTAATTTTTCTATGTTTCATTACCGTAAATATGATTCAGCTTTTATAACTGGGGGTAAGAAAAGATTAGAACAAGCCATTAAAGATACAATAGAATCACCTAAAGTAATGAAAAATTTACTAGAAAATTTTAATTTAAAGTTTGGAACTTTAAGTCCTAAAGGAAAAGTTGTAAAAGGTAGAATAGATGATAATAAACCAGCAAACTATTTTAGAAGCTGGGAAGAAAGTAAAATTGTAGCAGGTAAACGTGTTGCTAAAAGGAATGAAGAATATACTAATGATGAAGTTTTAAATTTATTTTTTGATTTCTTTTGGAAAGGATCTAAGCCAGATGAAAATGGTAATCAAGCAGTAAAAGGTTATTATCAAATATTAAAAGAAGCAGGTTGGACTGTTCATAGTTCTCAATTCGATGGTAAGGGTGGAACAACAAATGCCTTTGCTTTAGCAATAGATTTTATACCACCTAAAGTACAAAGAGAATTAATAAAAGAGTTTGAAAATTCTACAGGTTTAAAGTTTCCATCCACATTTACAAAGAGTGGTAAGCAGCAAAGTGCTGTTAGCTTATCTGCACATTTTATAAATCAAGCAAGTCAAGCAGGTAAGTCATTAGGTCTTAGAGGATACTTATCTAAAATAGAACAACTAGGATTTTTAAGTGATGCAGATAAAGTAAAAATAATAACTAATCAAGATTTAGAAAAAGTTTTACCTCCAGAAAGACTTAATTTTATGATTGGGATTTATAAAAGATTATTAACATCTCACCCTGCAACTACAGGTGCAAACATAAAAGGTTTTGCATATACTTCAGCTTATAATATGTTAGGTGATACAGCACTTGGTGCATTTGATATGGGTAGGTCTGCACTTTCTAAAGTATTTGATGACAGTGTTGAAGGGCAAGCTGCTGCTGCAAAGTATTGGCGTGAGGGTTTTGGAACTATGACAGGTACTCTTAATAGAGGACTTGATATATTTACACCAGAGTTACCAATTAATTTTGCAAAGTTTATATTTGAATTAAATCCAAAAGCAGAAAAAGAACTTTTTTCAACCATCGGTGGTTCACATAATGTTAGAAGTGCAGCAACAGCATTTAATCTAGAAAAAGTACCTACTGCAGCGGCTTGGCGTACTGTAGATAAAGCTACTCAATTTATACAAACTGTAAATATGATTAAGCTACAAGATGAAGTAACTAAACTTTGGACATTTGGTACAGAAGTTAATAAACTAATACGTAAAAAATATGGTACAGATCCAGTTAAATTTTTTGATCAGCCAGATGTATTTCAAATAGTAGCAAGAAAAGATTTTCAAGATGAAATAATAGCACCTGCATTACAAAGAACTAGAGATGCAACTGCATCTAACAACTGGGAAATGAGAGCTAAAACTACAAAAACTGTACTCGCTGGTGTAGCAGGTTGGTTTGAAAAACATACTAAAGGTCTTGTAGGTATTCCAATACCTTTTGCAAGTTTTATGAATACAGCTGCAAAAATTACAGGTGATTTAACTGGCGTTAATTATATACGCAGAAAAATACATAGGATTGCAAAGAAAACAGGAATAACTAATAAGACTCCTGATGAGTTAATTAATATAGGAGACCCTAGTGATACAGAATTACTTACTAGAGCTGTAGCATTTTATGCTTATCAAGGTACTAAGTTTATAGCTGGAGGTTCAATAGATGATTTAAGTGCAGTAGGTGCTGGTGAAGAATATATAGATCATCCAATATACAGAGTTAAAAATGGTTTAACTTGGAATATGCAACAAAATAATGATGGAAGTATTTCTGAAAGACAGTATGATTTCCCTGAATCTATAGTTCGTATTATAGATCAAATGTCTGCTCATAAAATATTAGAGATAAGAAATAAAGGCTCTGATAGTAATAAAGCTTTTGAAAATTTTGATTTTGGTAACAAAAATAATTTAATGAAATATATTAATAATATTAAAAATGAATCTCAACTTAGTGATGACCCTAATTTTTTAGATAATGTAAATTTTGAAGGTATACCAGCACGTTTATGGATAGATTTAGGTGAGCAGTTAGGTACTTCTAATATTAGAAGTGTAAAAAATATTACATCTGAATCTAGATTTATAATAGATATGCTTGAAGATGACAATTATACTACTGGAGGTAATCTTGGATTTATATTACAAGCTGCTGTAGACTTAAGTGGTAGGGCAGCTAGTCAACTTGGAGCAGGGGGAACTAGATTTTTAGATCCTCTCAATCAAACAATTAAAAACTATAGAGGTGATGAAGTAGTACCTGATTTAAATCAAGGTAATAGAAATTTAAATTACTCTTTAAAATATGTAGACAGTATTATAAAAGCTTTTGAAGATTTTAGTGGTACAGCTATACTACCTGAAGAATTACGAGAGCCTTTTAAAAAAGTTTCAATATGGGAAGAAAAAACAAATGACTTAGGTACTTTAGTATTTGGTACTAGATCTCTAAAAGAACCTACTTTATTTCTACAACTTTTAAATTCTGCTGGTATAAGAGCCTACGCACCTAAATTTTTAGGTGCACCATCACCAGATAATATAAAAGTAAGAGGGCCAGGTGAATTAACAAGTGCATTAAATGATGTTTTAAGAAATGAATTAAATAACCAAACTCAAATATTTTTTGATGGTGAAGCTAAAGGAATAAATATTAATGAGCTAAGTCAAAAAAATAAAGAAAAAGCTATTAAGATAATAACTAGTAGAGCTAGAGATAATATAATGAGCACTCTAAAAAAATCTAATAGTAGAGAAGATAAAAATTATTTAATTGTAAATGATATACTTGGAACTACTAATGCAGCTTTTAATCAGGCGGTAAAAGAATTGTTTCCCGATAAAAATATTAATTTAAGAACTAAGTATGATGCTATAGAAGAAATATTAACTATGTTTCCTATATTAGATGAAGAAGAATTACAATCTCCTTTTAAAACAAAAGGAGTAACACAGTTAGAAGCATTACTAGAAAAAATAAAAACAATAGAAAAACAAGATAGTATGTTAAAGAGAATAAAAAATTAATCCTCACTGTCATCATCTAACATAAAGTCTGCCCAATCATATGCTGATTTCTTAACATCATGCATACGACCGACCCCTCGACCACCAGAGAGTAACCCAGCTAGAGCTTGTCCAGCTAGGTATCTCCTTGTAGTCAGGGGTTTTATTGTTCTAGGGTTACGCTTACGCTTAGTAAACTTCTTAGCCTCATCCTCTAGACTTAGATGCCTCTTGTCTTTCATTCTTTTTTACCCTCTCTAGGTTTCTAAAGTAGGCTATATTAAAACCATACTCCCAGTCTCTATTATTTTTACTATTAATAGGATAAGGATTACCAAGAGTACCTTTACGAAAAGCTAACTTACCTTCTTCAAATGGTTTCATTTGTGAACCTCCTTATATTTACTGATTAATCTTTCTAAATACCATTCACATTTATGTAGATCTTCTAAGCCATTCTTGTATTCAAACCGCCACAGGTACTTAAGTACAGTACCTGCGTGGTAGGCATATCTTTTATCTATCGTAGATATTAAAGCCTCAATAGCTTCAATACATTCTAGACTATTCTGATTGTAGTGTAATGGTTTACTAACAGGATTAAAATCCACATCACTTTTTAGACTTTTCTGCATCTTTCTTTTCACCTTCAGTTGTTTCAGATTTTAGTGAGTTTTTTAACTGCTCAATTCTTACTTGACCTACTTGTTTTAAACAGTCAAGTTGATGATTAATTTGAGCTGCTTGTGCAGCAATACTATTTGTGACTTTTAAATTTAAGTCTACGAGATTAACCATAGCCTTTTGTTCATCTGTCATGTCATCGATTGCGTACTCAGCATCATCAATTGTAATTTTATTTTCTTTATCTTCACTCATTTTAGTTCTCCTTAAGCACTGATGTCTACAATTTCACACACCTCGCCAGTGCAAGCAAAGGTTTGTGATGACTTAGTTGTGTCTTCAGCTTCAAACTCTGATAGCTTAGACCAGTCAATTTTATTTGGCATAATACTTTTTAATATCTTATAATCATTCTTGTTGCAATCCTGATAAGGTGCTTGTTGGTATATATGATCATCGTGTGGTAAAAAAGATACACCACTTATCTCATCAAAGTTTTCCCAAACAAACGCCTGTACAGGTATCCATTCTCCTTTCTTAACTGATATTGTAACAGATGGTTTGTGTTCTGTCCAGTGTCTTTGATAAATTAACCACATATTTAATTGCTCAATAGCAGTCATATCATTTCTTGTTACTGATTTAGGCGGTGCTTGTACAGGAAAACTAAAGATAGTTGTACTGTCTTCCTTTCCAATAGCAGGTTCAGATGGTATACCTTGAGCTTTCATAAACTCTGTTAAAGGATCATTGTTATCTGCTCTTACTGTACGTATATAGTATGGTGAGTGCCTGGCGTGTATTCCAGATGCACTATCTACAAGTTGACTCACTGTACCACTAGGTTTAACACAAGTAATAGCAGTAGAGATAGGTATATCTAAACGCTTTGCCCATTCAGCATTTGTTTTAATAGCAATACTCTTTAGATGTTCTAATGTTTTACTTAAGCCTTTGTTTTCTGAAGTCATAAGAGGGTTGTCCATAATACCTGTAAGACTAACACCAAGTAACCTTTCTTCTTCTGTATTGTTTTGCCATATCTTACGTAAGTATGGAAACTTAGTATAGGTAGATTGAATAGTACCTAGTATAGTAGCAAGCTTAACTTTATTTGCTAGAGAATCAAGGTTATCTGTTGCTCGTATAACTACCTCAGTAAGATTACAGAATTGATATGGCCTTAGTATTATTTCACTACAAGGATTAGTACCAAAGTCATGTTCAACATCTCTCCTACCATTCTTAGCAGCTTGAGCTTTACTTGCTTGTCTATTAAAGATACCACGTTCTCCACTACCTGATGCTTTTAATGCAGCCCACTCTCTCATCAATGCATCTTCATCAGGTTTTTCAGTATAGCATACTGAGTTATTAGATAACTGACGTTGACCATTTAGTTCCCAAAAGTTTCCATCTTTTGCGTGTCTCATTCTATCATCAGTAAGATTAGATAATGAGATCATTGCTGACCTACGCACACCACCTACCACTACTACTTCTCCTATCTTACACATAAGATCATGGCACTCAATAGAGTTAAGCTTTCTTCTCTGGGCATTTGTAAAGATACTAACAGTAAAATTAAATAGATCAATCAACGGAGCAGGTCCAGATGCTCTGCCACCAAACGTCTTAAGACGAGCACCAGCAGGCCTAACGAGAGTTGTGTCCCACTTGGGTATCTCACCTGCATACAGCAAGGCTATGACCTGTCTGAGGGCTTTAGACCACCCTTCCTTGCTATCTCTAACGACGATAGTTGTATCACTATCAAATAACTCTGGTACTTCAGGTAGTTTATTTATGTATTGACGCTCAACACTGAAGCCTACACCTGTACCACAAAGTAGTATAAACATAGCTTCATCAAAAGATTTAACATCATCTACTGGTAGATAACTACAGTTATACATACAAGTATTGTCTCTGTTTGCAGCTGCACCAGCAGTCATAAGAGATCTCATGCTAGGCATAACATCAAGATTAAGTATAGCTTCTTCTAATTGTTTAGTAATTTTTGAACCAGAAGATAGTGGCTTTACTACATTAGTAATATATCTACTCACTGTTTCCGGCCAGCTTTCCCTACGGTTTTCTTCTTCTACCCACCTCGCATATCTTGATGTGTGTATAAATGATTGGTAGTCTGTTGGTAACATATTACTCATTAATTAATTCCTTTCTTAAGTTCTAAATATTTTTTAATACTATCGGGCCTTACCAATTTGTGAAATCCATAGAATCCAGTTTTTGTTCCTCTTCTTCGCAAACTTGGACTAAGAATTAAATCTAACGATTGATACTCATTAAGCACATCAGTAGTTGCTAGTCCACAAATATAGAATACTTTATCAGATTGTTTGACAACAATAATTTCAGGTTTGTATGACTTACGAAAGATGACTGGAAATTTATCTTTTTCAACAGTTTTTACTCCACAGTCGTACCCAATTTTTTTTAAGTCTGGGACATGATAATTGGTAGAAGATCCCACTGAAAAATCAATGAACTCAGTATCAAAAAATTGTTCTACTGCAGACTCTCCTAAAAAACCAGTGGTCCATCTTTTCTCCTCCATGCCAGAGTCAACAACGTGATGACTTTCATTTATTTTTTCTTGTATAACTTTTTTTACAAAATTTTTAACTGTTTCAACTTTAGTTTCGCTTAAAATTATCCTAACAAAAGTAGAACTATACTTTCTAACACAATCATCATAATTAAAATTTTCCATTTAATCCTCTTCCTCTAATAAGATTTCATCATCACTCATCTGTAATCTCCACTTCCCTTTATTACATTACGTGCCATACGGCTGTTTAATTTATTAAGATTGTTCTGTGCTACATCTTCCATGTTTATATTTAAATCATTACACATAGCAGCAATGTACCATAGCACATCACCTAACTCATCTGCTATTGCTTGCTTAGTCTCAGGTGAAAAGTGACCACCATTATCTCTCAAGACTTTCTTTACTTTGTCTGCTACTTCTCCTGCTTCACTGACTAAACCTAGTGCTGGATAAATAACAAGATCTACATTATCATATATTGCAGTCTGACTTGATTGCTTTTGATAGTTACTAAAACTATTATCTCTGACTTGTTTGAACATTTTTTATTACCTCACATTCTTTAATTTCTAAATCATCTATATCATATAGACAGTCACTCACTACTTGCTTAATAACATTTGAGTTATTAACTCCACCTACCTCAAGGAAGTTTGCATCAGGATCTACTGATACCTTTATAATTATTTCATAGTCCATTTTGAAACCACCAGTTATACTTTTTATTATTCATTTGTCAAGCCTATCCGTAATAAGATTTAAGTCTCTCAAGACTTACAAATTCTGGGTCATAGTAACCTCTGTCTATATTTCTTTTTATTACTACACCTTTCCACCAGTCCATGTTAGCCTGCCCTGCCCAGGATTCTTGAGCACCTTTAAAACAACCTGCAACTAAACCTATAGTAGGGTTAGGATAAGAGTCATCTTTAAAGAAGATAGATCTTTTATGACTGTGACCAACAGTAGTAGAGTGATGTCTTTTATTTAACATAGTATATGCATGGTGCATACCAGACATAGCAGTACCAAAGTTACCACTTGAAATGTAATGAGCATAAGATATACCATCTTTATTAAAGATACTTGGAGCAGAGTTTTCATACTCATAGTACTCATCAAAGTAGTAGTCTGTTTGTAAATGTTTAAAGCTTATACCATACTTTGTACCTTCAAGTCTTGGGTCGAGAGAGATAGCTCTCTTAATTCTATTCTCATGATTACCCTCAAGCCCATAGTATTTAGGTCTCTTACGTTTCATTTGTTTAAATTTCATTCTCAATCTATCCTGTGCATCATTGTAATGATTAATATCATTCTCATAGTTTTGTGATACAATAGCTTGTGGGTATCGAGTGTCATAGCTATTTAAAGATTTCATATCTGCACCATCACCAAGATCAACTACATAATCAGGTCTTAGATCATAGATAAGTTTACCAAGTAGATCAAATCTTTCATTAGAAATTTCAGGATCTACATGGGCACAAGTAAATACTATTGCTGTATTAGGCATCGTAAAGTTCTCCATAGTTTATTTTTATTTCAAGCGGTTCAATATGAGTATTGAAATACTTTTTCATTTCATTAGCTTCATTTAGACTGTAGAACCAATAGGGGTGAACAACTATCTTACCATCAACTTCTACTTTGCATTCATGAAACCACTCAGCTCCTTCAGGGTAATCATTATCTGGTAAATCCTTAACAGAGATTGGTCCTTCAATTATACCCCAGATTTTTATATTCTTTTTCATCTTACTCCTTCTTCCAGTTTTTTAATAGTTCCATGTAATGGTCTAGTTCTGTGATAACAATCCAAGGATTCCTATCTGAACGATAGAATACTATAGGATCTCCTTTGCCATGGTTAGTAGCTTGATCTAAGTATCCATACACAGTTTTTAAACCTGCCTTTCTACGTTTAACTTCTATAGTAATAGGTAACTTCTTCCTAGCTGCTGGGCTAAGTTGAATATCCTCACCTGTATCTCCCATAGTTGTACTTCTAATATCATCAGGTTCAAACTCAGGAAAAGTTTCTAGTAACTTATCCCTTATTTCATTCTGACCTACTCTACCTTTTGCTTTTGCTGCTCTAGTCATGCTGTAATCTCAGGTACTTTAGGTTCTTTTTCTATATGAACTAAGTTCTCTATACCGTAAGAGTATTTAAAAGTTCTTAGCTCAGGCCAACAAAGTTTCTTATACTCACAGTAACTACAAGGCATAGACAACTTAGTATTAGGACTTGTCTTACTAAATGGCACTGGTTGAATACGTTCCTTAGGTATCTTCTTTGATACCATATCTTTTGCATCAAGCATTTCTTTTTCTTTAGTCTTTAGTTCCTCTGTAAAATCATAAACATCTAAACAGATATGTCCGTTCTGTTTATCTATAGCTAAGAAAGCACCATGTGTTTTATTTGTAACAAGTGGATCATCTTTACCTGCATATACATATGAACTAAGCTGAGAGATATAACCAAACGGATCATCATCTCTTAGTGCACCACTTTTAAACTTCTTAAAGGCATAGGTACTGCAAGACTTAACATCAACAGTCATACCATCTATGACTGCATCTCTGTGTCCTTTAATGCCATGTACATCAAGCTTACACTGCTCACCAGAGACATAATGTCCTGCAGCAGCTGCTAAACTTAGTAGTAGTTCTTCAATCATGTCACCGTAAAAAAACTTTAATAAAGTATTTGGTGTTAAAGGATCACCTTCTCCTGGTTTATTAACTTTATACCATAGCTTACGTTTACAAGGCATACCTATAGAAGATAAAGATAGATAGCCCCTTGGTTCTTGTGGCTTACTGAACCTTTGGTTAGATACTAAAGATATACTTCTACCTAATGAAGCACCTAACATACCTGTCCAGTTACCCTTGCCTTGAACAACTTCATAGATGTCATCAACAAGAGTATCAATCTGTTTTACTAATTCTACTTCCATCTTTTCTATGTTTCCTTTTTCTAAATAACTTTTTTGTTTTGTCGGCAATAACCCTGAGTCGGTACTTAGGGGTACGTACTTCTTTTGCCACAGGGTTACGCCTTTTCATAGCTTAGAACAATACTGATTCTTCAGCTACAACTGCTTGAGGTGGTGGTATAGTATCACTTGCTTCTGATACATACCTGACAAGATCTAATACCTTTATCTTATCAAGCCTAGTACCTACTATGTCTCTACGTTTAGTATCGTAGACAGCTAGGTGCACCTCTACCTTAGACCCATTACCAATGAGACCATCAGCTTCTAAGTTCCAAGGGGTATCATCAGACTTAAGAACAGTAGGTGGCCCACTGTCCCAGTCTCTACCTGTATCAAACTTCCGGACAAAGGTAACTTTAGTTCCTCTACCCTCTTTGTCAGGAGAGCCTTTCTTCATAGACCTTGAGGCTTGGAGAAGATTTAAATTATCATCATCAATAATGAGATCAATAGTGCAAGCACCATCAAAATCTTCGTAAGCACCCTCGTAACCTTTATGATCACGATTCTGTTCAAAGACCTTAGCCCACTCAGCTATGCCTGATAGTTTTACTTTTCTTGTTGCCATTTTTTTCTCCTTCTAATGGACTTCTGCATAATTTTTACCGTACTGTACATCAATACCTAAGTCAACATTTAACTTAAGCTGATCGTTTAATATTTTAATAGCACGTTTTAAAACATTGGTATGTTCATTTTCATAACCCTCCTTAACTGTGTTAATACTTTCATCGTGGAACTGACCTATAATATTAGGTCTATTTAATCTGTATAATGCTACCCATCTATCAAAACAATATGATCCTGTACTCTGATTGATAGTAGAGAAAGCATCTTTCTCAAACCTAAGACTGTGCCAAAACTTACTGACTGGATTTTGTATCCACATCTCACCATCTATATGTCTTATTGGTTGTGACTCTGAAAACTCTTTGACTGACCAATTACGGTGCCAATAAGCATCAAGTAAAGCTTGAGCCTTATCTCTAGTCATACCTGTCTCACGAGATAACTTAGCTGCACCTACACCATAAGTAGCAGAATAGTTTACTACCTTGTAGTCTTTACGTAGAGCTTTTAGATCTATAACTCCTGAGTTATGTTGGTCAATTTGTTTTTGTGTTATCTCTCCTGCGTGTTTAGCTAAGTCTAAGTGTGGATCAAAGCCATGTTGTGACATCTCATTTACATACTCAGGATCATAAGGTTTCATGTAGTGACGCTTAGTTGTATCCTCAAGTGATGTCATATCAGCACCACATAGTACATGATTGTTAGGTGCTACTAAACAACTACGTATCTCCTTACCCCAAGGCTTGTCTACCCCAGGTAGATTAACTAAAGGCTTCTTGTGTTTAAACCTGAGTGTATTAGTAAGACCATCTATCTCTGCCTTAACATAGCCATCACGTTCACAGTCAATAAAACCTTGGAAGATTGCAAGTCTGTGTTGTATAATGGTAAGGCCATCAAGTACTTCAACTGCTGGGTTCTGATCTATAAGTAATCGTACTGACTCAGTAAGCTCACCATTCTTACGCACCTGAGGTACTTTCTTTTCTTCACCAGTCTCCTTGTTCTTATTGTATTTGTAGGTACATGGTTGCCAACCTAAGAATGTAAGCCAATCTTTTACCTGATCAGTTGAGTTAGGGTTAGCAGGTTCTGCACCCTTTACTACAGTTACTTTTCCTGTATAGGTAGCAGGTAAGCCATACTCATCAAGTAACTTGAACCATCTCTTACCATGTGCAGATAGAGAACCATCTTTCTTATAACAAACCTTAGGCTGAGTCTGTACTTTAAATAGCTTACGTAGTGGCATTACATTACATAACTCTTTAGTCTTGTAGTCTTGCTCTCTAGTTAATTTGTCAACACATTCTTGTGCAAGATCTAAGTTTAACTTCCAACCACTTGCTTCTGCACTTGCTGCACAATCCATCTTGAAAGATAAGTACCTAAAAAACTTATCTAATTGTACCTTGTCTTTGTATATGAATAGAAATCGTTTGAGTAGATTCTGCCACAGTAACCAATTAATCTTAACATCTTCTTGACAACGGTGTGCATACTCTTCACGAGATAAGTTAGTCCAATCATCTACCTTAGGTTTAGGTACACCAAAGTCTTGCCCAAATGAGTCAAGCCCATGCTTACCTCTATTAGTATTAAGTACCCAAGACATAGGTAAAGTATCAAATAGTCTAGACTTAATCTTAATACCTAATAACTTTTCAAGTAGAGGTATATCATAACGAACAATGTTATGTCCTATCAATCCCTTCTGACTGAGAAGTAGAGTACGCATCTCATCATAAGAGAACAGTGTCTTAACGTCTGAACCATTAGAAGTATACGACAGGCAATGTATCTTTGTAGCATCTTCCAAGAGGTTGTCTGCTTCTACATCAAATACAATCATGCCGCAATCTCTCTCCTTGTAACAAAGCTTTCTTCCTTAAGTATGGTAGTCTCTGGATCATAGTAAACAGTACCAGCATTACCTAACTTAGCAAACGGTCTGTTCTTATCTATGAAAAATGTAGTTGTATTCTGCACTACTTCATCTTCAGACTCAACATCTCTCTCAATCTTTATACAGATAATTGCTTCTTCTTCAAGAGATGCTGCATACTTTGTACGCCCATCATCATTTACCTGTGATATAAATACTACACCTATGTTAAGTTCCTTAGATAACTGTGCCATACGTGCTCCTAATGTTGTCAGTGTACTGGTAGCACCGTCTACTCCTGTGTTACTTAGATAAGCTAACCTCTGTACATGATCTACAAAGATATAACTAGCACCATAGACTGATGCCGCCAGTCTTACATACTCTAGTAACTTAAGTGGATCATCATGTGAACGCATCTCAAATACAATAGTACGATCACCATCTGTTGCTTCCTGTGCAGCAGCTACTACTTGATCCTCAGTAAAGCCATTCTCTCTTGCATCATCTTTAGTTCTAACATTTGCACCTAGACGGTACGTAGCCATAGCTCTGTAAGTAGTAGACTTCATCTCCTCCATGTGTAGCAAGGCTATACGGACATCAGGATCTTGTAGTAAACCTACCTCAAAGTATCTTACTACCTCTGTCTTACCCATACCTCGTGGTGCTTTGATAAAGGTAAGTCCACCTTTCACCATACCCCTGGTCTTAGAATCAATACCTTCATGTCCGGTGGGTACATACTCGTATGGGTTCTCGTTACGTATAGCTGCATCAACCTCTTCATCAGAGCAGAAGAAATTATCAGGTGAATACCTCTGAGGTTTCATTGCTGCCCACTTAAGATCTTCACCATCTCCATTGGTAAGGAAGTCATTAGCATCTTTGTGTTTAGACATAGGTACATAGTAGAACTTCTCAGCAAGAGCTTCATACAATCTCTCAGCTGCACGTTTACCTGCATCATCTAACTCACCTGCATAGATAACTTCTTTAAAAGAGTTAAGGTAGTTGTAGTTTTGCTTAACAAACTTCTCACCTATTGATGCACTAGGTAATGACTTAACAGGAAACTTCTCACCAAGTACTTGATAGAGACTTGCTGCATCAAACTCACCCTCTGTTATATAGATACGGTGTGATGAACCTGCATTAAAGTCTGGTCCGAATAGATGGTTCATACCTAAACCTCTATCCTTTACCCAAGACTTAGACTTATCATTGTAATCCCTATACTTCACAGTATGTGGATACTTGTAGGCATATCTAACAGGCTGACCATCTTCACCTGTCTGCACTTGTATGTTATAGAACTGACATACACTAGACTTGATACCCCTTATGTTATCATAGGTCATTCCTTTTACTGGTATCTCCATTACATTAATCCTTTTCTTTACGGGATACTCTTTACTCACCCAGTCAAAAACTTCAATATGTTTCTTTGCTGGATACGATTCACCACAACTGTGGCAAAAACCAAAGCCATCATCATTCCAATTAAACGCATCGGAAGATCCACAATCCACAAAGGGACAGGCTTGATGTGGGTTATCACTCATTAATATTCTCCTTTATCTCAAAGTTTACAGTTCTTATTCCTTTAATCTTTCCTACCATAAGGTAATCGAAAGGGCAAGTCTTTAACCACTCATGTAGTATTTCTTCCTGTGATTTATCCATAAAAATCCTCCACAAAATCTAAATAATCAGAACTCACCATAAGCATATACTCATTGTTCATACCCCTTGATGGCTGATCTATTACAACTAAAGCATCGTATCCATTCTCTCCATCACTGCCTTTAATATTATCACTACAACTTTGTAGCAGTGTAATCTCAAGGTCATCTGTACAGTCTACATATACTGCTGCACCTATATCTAACTTCAACATAGGTAAAGAGTGCACCTGTTTAATCATCTCTTTACGTGATGCACTGTAAGTTTCGGTAGTCATATTCATAGTTCTGCTCCTTTCAATATATGAGCAATAACATCTACAGTAAATCCATTACCTAACATCTTATACCTTTGGGTATTACTAACATGATTAGTATAATTATCAGGTACTGTCTGTAGTCTCTCACATTCAAGAGGTGTGAGCTTCCTCCAGTGTAGCTTATCTACACTATCCCATTCATGCCTATCATAGCTACCTCTACCGCCTGATCTGACAGTCTTAGACTTTTCTCTGATAGGTGATGTCATTACCTTAGGTTCTCTGTGACCACCACCCATAGTTGTAAGTGTAGGTGCTTTACCTTCTGGGCTATAGACTCTTTTGATTATGTCAAAACCTTTTATATCTGCTTCACCTACTTGTTTACATCCCTGAGTATATCTATTCGTGACTGTATGATTATCCTCAAGTATATCAGCTAAGATAATACCTTTATCATCTGGTAAATCAAAGTCTATGTTAGTCCAGAATAATCTATTCCTATTCTGTGCTGATACAAGTGAAGAGTTAAACTGTTTAGGTTTTACACCAAGGTACTTACTAATAATATCCTGGTTCTCTTGTTTCATTCTTACATTTTCTAGAATAAAATACTTAGGGTTTAACTCATTCTTCAAGCGAACAAACTCAAAGAATAAACTAGACCTAGTACCTTCTTTTAATCCTTTACCTTTACCTGCAAAGGATAGATCTTGACATGGGCTGCCACCAATCAACAGGTCTACCTCACCCACATCTTTAGCCTTAACATCACAGACATCACCAAGTTGTTCTATGTCAGGGTAGTTTTCATGAGATACTTTAATAGCATACTTGTCTAACTCACTTGCTTTGTAGCTTGTCACTGCTATGCCAACCCTATCAAGTGCTATTCTAGCACATGACATACCATCAAATAAACTTAATACTCTCATGCTGCTAACTCCTGTGTTGTTTGTAACCATGTAGGCATTGGTCTGTTTTTATTCCACCTTGCAAAGTCCATCTTACCACGCTGATAGAATGCACGATAGGCTTTGATAGGCCACCTCTCGTCTGTCTTAAGATCATCATGTCCTGAGAAACACTGGGGGTGTGGTGTTATCATACCACTAGGTATGTATTTAAAACCATCTTGTATCTTATGTAGATGTTTACCTGCACCATGATACTTACCATAACGATGTGTATACTCTATCAACATTGCTTCATATAACCTAAACGCAAAGGCATAGTTATCTCTTGTCTCCATAGCCCACAGTGTACAAGGGTGTCTCTGATGCACTGCTTTATAGAGATTGTTTTTCTCTGCATACTCTGGTGCATGATGTCTTAGTGCAGTACATAACATCTGTGCTTCTTCGAGTGGCATCTTGACAATGTGTTGGTCACACAATGACCTAGCTATGTCTTGTGGATCGTGATCAATTATAAACCTATTCATTTTATTTCCTTTCATATTAATTTAAGTTGCTCAGGTTTTCTATAAACACTTTCTAATTTAGGGTGGTTAATTTCTGTAAACTCTAGGTCACAAAAGTTACCACAATCAGGCATTATTATTTTTTGTTTGCGGCCAGCATCTGGATCTAGTTCATCTAGAAATATATTTCTTATACAAGAATGACCCACTACACGTTCTGCTTCTGCCATTCTCTTAAACGAATCTGGAAAATCTTCTCGTATCTTATTCCAATAACCCATACCACCTTTAACACAACCAATACAATTATTATTATTGTAACCTAAGTCATACATAACAGGTCTTTTTATACCCTGTTTTTCTAGAAAGAATAAACTCTCAGGCTTAGTCATCTTATTATGTATCAAAGGGAATAGAGGTTTAGCTTCTGGATACTGTTCTTTAAATCTAATAGCTCTATTAATTTCTTTCTTACTGTACTCAAATCCAAACACCTGACCAGAATAACTTAAAGTTTTTTCTATCCTCTGTCTAACTTTTTTCTTTAGTACAAGAGTGCAGCGAGCACCTCCTGGACCATTTACATATTTATCTTTTAGTATTACATCGAATTGATCTTTGTGGTTGGGTGCTCTGTGAACTTCTATTTCTTTATCATACCAATCTTCACACTGGGTTTTAAACCTTTCATTATCTTTATGAGCACTATCAATGGCGAAATAAATAGGAGTAACATTATCTTTACCGTACTCATCGAGAGCTAACTTAGTTGCTACTGCACTTGTAACACCTGCACTCCACCAAGATATAATTGTCATTTAATAATTCCTTTCCCAATCAGAACGACTAACAATTTTAAATTTAATTTTATTTAACTCAGGGTTTGCTACATAAGTAGCAGCCTCAGCTCTGCTGTTAGTAGTATAATAACAAACGACATTATCATTACTATCATAGAACAATATTTTATACATTATATCTCCTACTATAAGGTATACTTTAAGTATTACTTTAAGTATATTATTATTATTTATATATATTATTAATATAATACTTTAAGTATACTTATATAGGTATACATAAAGTTATATCAATAGGGTGTGACATTATGTCATAGTCCTTTACGAATTATATACTTACTTATCTCATTACTATTACCTCCATAAGTTTCATTATAGTTATCCATTTCAAATATCTCACTAAGTATTTCATCTGCTTTCCAACCATACTCATGCAGCAACTTAGCTAATTCATCAGGGTAATCTTCTATTATATCTGATATATGTTTAACATTAGTATCAGAAGAACTATCTGAAGTATAAGTATGTCCATAGTGATACCCATAATCCCACCAATCTGATTCGTATTCTGTCACTGTACAGTCACGTTCAAACACCAACGTAGACCAGTCTGCCGCTATAAGTTTCGCTACTAAAAGGTCAACAAAATCAAGGTCTTGTATTTCTTTAGTGCTGTGTTGTCCTCTATATCCTACTGATATATTAGTACATTCAGATACCACTCCGCAGTACTCATTGGAGTCAGTAAAACTACCACCACTATCTGCTATTAACTGAGGTAAACCTACCGCATCTGAAAACGATTGTGCAAACTCATCTGATGCAGTACGCATACTCATCTGGTGTGTAACAATAGAGTTATCTCCTCTTCTATCAAATGATATAACTGCATCAATAGACTTCAACCATTCTGGTTCATCAGCTACTAGTCTATTACTACCAATACAACCTGACTCTTCACCGGCATGAACAACATATACACCTGGAACTTTAGCTTCAATCATGTTCAGCATAATCCAAATACCAGTGGTACAGTCAGCACCTAAGCAGTTAGATTTTTTATCCTCTACAAATGCTATGTTATCTTTAACAAATACTTTCTGCATACCCTCTTCTTTATGTACTGTATCATGATGTGCAGTAAAGCATAGATTAGATTGCTGCCCATCTGATTTTGGTATTGATAGTATATAGTTACCATGCACATCTGCTCCACCAAATACAGGTGTCAAGAACCTTAAACAAAAGTTCATCTGTGTTACACCACCCTCAGGTCTTCTATACCTAAGCATATCTATTAAACTAAACATATTTTTATTCTCCTTCTCTTTTATATTCACCATCTTCTTGCTCTTTAAATCCTTTCTCTTCTAGTAAATGAATAGGTACATAGATGTCTTCATCTTCAATATATGCAACATCTTCATTGTCCCAATGCTCATCTTCTTCTTCACAGTATCTGTAATCCTCCGTTAAACAATGTTCACAAACGGTCACATCTCTTCTACTAGTTCTTACTATACGATTACCCTTATCATTTGTATCTGTCCATGTAACCATTCTCGAAGCATCATGTATATTATCATTAAGATAAGACTCATCGCAGCACTCACAATGCGTATGTCTGTCATGGTAACAAGACTCACAGAAAGTCTCACCTAACTCATCTGAGTAATACTGATCATACTCATCAAGACCTTCATCACAACTTGAACAATAGTACTCATGATAATTACCTACCATACCGCCAGTATCCTCAGCTGATAGATCACCATTACTGTCTATGATTAAGTAATCACCTACTCTACTAAGCATTCTAGGTTCTAAGTCTATGTATGCACCATAGTATCTATCATTACTATTGACTAGTGCAAGTAATTTAGCACCGATCCAACCACCACCGTGACAAGATCTATCTGCACCAATACTGTCCAGATACTCTTCTATCATATTAATACTTGTATCACAAGTACCATATACAGGTGCAGCAATGTGTGCTGTTACCTCATAATCAAAAGGATACTGTAATACACCATCATATTTATATGTACTGTACTTAATATAAGGTAGCCTAACAACACACCTACCACCTATCAGACCATCAGGTGTAGTAAGCCATACAATCATGAAGTCACCTGATGCATAGAACTCTGCTGGGTGGTGATCAAGATGATTGAAACCATCACCTCTCATACAAGAAGTAGCTAAACTTTTTCTCTCCATACTTGTACTTGGATCTTCATACTTACAATGATCATGCTTGTAAGCCCATACAAAGTCCTCAAGTTGTGTAGAAGTATGTAACTCAAACTGTCTAGGAGAAAACCTAGTTCTATATGAGTCAACAATGATGCCTATCTGTGCAGCATCTAAGTATGGAAACAGTATAGAGAAGGCACGACCTGGCCTGAGTGCAGTCTGCTTATCATCTACATAAGACTGGTGATCTTTGTATACAGTAATTTTTCCAGGAAATCTCTCCGATCTTCTAGGTCTATACAAAGACAATGCAAAGTAGAAGTCTAACCAATACCTATTGTATAAATCACTATGACTATACCCTAAGTCTTCATCTACAAATTGATCTATAATCTCACTTAGAAACGATGCTAACTTACGATCTCTGTGATCATTATGGTTGAAGATTCTACTACTCAACATACCACCATCTATTCTATACTTAGTCCAATGATCATCAATCATTTGTTGAGTAACACCAAAGTCATTGACTGCCTGAGCATACTTATGTGTCTCAGTATTACTATACTCATAGTCTGTATAGATAAGTTTCTGTTTTCTCAATACCCAACCATACTTAGGGTTTAAGGTAACAGTATAATACTTACCTTCAATACACACCATACCTCTTGGCTCATGACCATCAAGTATTTCTTTGATCAATTCAAATCTAGTACCCTTCTTAAGGTTTAGATCCTCTTGAATATTAATACCACTGTCTTCCCTGTAAACATAGGGATCTTCAGCGATAGCTACAACATAATCATTCATTTACTTTCTCCTCAAAAGTTTATAAATTTTTATACTTAAATAGATAATAGCAAGTACAAATACTACTTCAATAGCAGTAGTAACCCACCAATATCCAGGCTCACATACATCATAATAGTACATTAATCCTCCTTTCTTTAATCATAAAACTTCTCCTCCAGTATACATATGAAGGGTTCACTTGTATTTAGATTGTTCATATCAATCCAATCTTCTTTAGTCCAAGGGTTCTCATCAATAAACATAGACCTACCATTATTAATAGTACTTGTCCATCTCCAACCACAAGACTTACACTTATAATAATTCTTGCCACGCACATTTGCAGCAACTCTTATTACAAATTTTCTGGATCTACATACTCCACATTTCATTCCCTATCCTCCATATTTGTTGATACTTGCTGAACCCTGAGATCAAAGAAATGCTTATGACTTATATCAGGGTTCATAATAGAAATTAATCCAATCTCACTTAGCCAATCATCTACCATATCGTAATAAGCAGAATACTGGCTAGGATCGTCAATAATATCTTCCTTTCCTAGATACCTAAGCAAGTTATTTGTAATCGTAACTTGTGCTTCCACATAGAACGATCCATCAACTATAATTTTACTCATCTATTTTTCTCCTCCTCTGTAATATCTTTCCCAAGCATCACGATGCTCTCTTCTCATACGAATCCACCCTCTTAGTAAGTAAGATCCATACCCTACTAGCACTATCATATACACTGATACTGCTACCCATACTACATCAATATCCATAGCTTCTTATCTCCTCATCAACATGGCTTAACATCTGTCTATCAACCACACTATTCTCTATCCATTCAGAGTCTAAGACACACTGATTTTTACCCATTACTTTAATATAAAATAGCTTTCCATTACATTCTACTGCTAGGAAACCTCTAGCCTTTAGAGCCTTAGGCATAGCTAGATACACCTCATCACTTGCATCATTCATTCATCACCTATTACTTGATACCTGGGTATAGACACACTTGTGCAGCCGAATAGCTCACATATATTTATAAGAACCCAGTTTACTTATAAACATAGGATCAAAGCCTAGAAACTAACTAGGCTTATCACCAATATTTATTAATAAATTCAATAGCTTAACTAGCTTCTTTATCAATAACTTGTAACGCTAGTTCTTTTTTCTTAGCTTCTACTTGAAGCTTTTTAACTTCTTTAACAATATCATTTAATGATACGTTATGCTTATTAATAAACGCTAGTAAATTCTTAGCACCATCAACAGCAGTCTTAGGTTTATTTTCTGTACTGTTAAAAGCTTTACTCCAATTATCACCACGCATTGACGCATTATCAGCGACTAAAGAATTAAGATTATCAATCGCACTATTAGAAGTTTTAGTGCCTTTAATTTTAATTGATAAATTTTTAGTCTTTTTATCAGTCACAAACTTAGCACCAATAAAGATTGCACTAAAAGTATTCTTAATACTTCTTACTGCAACACTATCATTCTTTTTATTAGCACTATTAATCATTTTAACAATGACTGTAGTGTCTCTAGTCTCAACAACATGATCGATAGCACTCTTAAACAATGATCCCATTAATCGACCATTGCCTAGTGATGTAGTAAATTTTGAAGTAACATTTGCAATATTAAAAGTAGTCATTTTTTAACCCTCCTAAGGTCATTTAAGTTTCAATAATGCAAGGTCAAAAACCCTGCTCAAAGAATACTGGAGATAGTATTCTTAAAGCAAGGCTTTCAACAGTAAAAAAGGGTAGGTAATATTTAAACTACCTACCCTATTATTATTTTATAGATAACTCATACATACTTATTAAACTGTTTTAGCATAACCAAAAACGAATAATAAAAAATATCTATTGATATACACTTACGTAATATACCGCTCTACATTTTAGCACTCTGTTATATCAACGCAAGTCTCTACTACTCTATTTAACGCGGGACAACCTGAACGACTATTTGCAGTCTGTTGCCTATTCTAATTAGCTTGCTAGTCACCTTGCAGTCAGTCCGATTAAATATTTACTTAATGCTTTTAATTGTCGACGTAGAATTGATTTTGCTTTATCAATAATGCTTGCTTTGACAAGTCTAGTAATAACTAAATGATAT